ATATTAGACACAGCTTTAGAACAGCAATCAGCTTCGCTTGAAGCTATGCAAGCTGAAATAGAAAAACAAAATCAACTTACCACTGAATTACAAGCAAGTCTTCAAGAAGCTAATGCTGGATTGAATGAAATGAGAAGCAAATTTGCTAGACATGATTTAACTCGTTTAGCAGTTGCACGTCCGGGATTGATACAAACGAGAATAAACAATGGAACATATGAGGTTTTTAGAGAAATTGAAGAAAAAACAAATAACACGTCTGTTAGCGATCTTGAGCCTGCTACTACTGAGTAGTTGTTCATTATTTCTCCCTAAGCCAGACCCGCAACCACGAATAGTTACTGTAACTCAAGTAACATATCCAAATATTCAAACACCGGTAGCCCCACAACCGGTAGAACTCAACGACGTAAAATTTTATGTAGTTACGCCAGATAATTTAGATGAGTTCTTAGAAGAATTTGAAGAAGACAATGGTCAAATAGTTTTCGTTGCGACCAGTGTTCCTAGTTATGAAAATCTTTCCATTAATCTACAAGAACTTCGTAGATATATTCTTCAGCAAAAAGAAATTATACTATATTATGAAAAGGCAGTAGATTTTTCTGAAGAACGTGCTGCAGCTGAAGCTAGAGCAACCGAAGCTCAAGCAGCATTACAAAATGAATGATGAAAATGGTCTTATAGTATCTTTAGAAGACGCTCGAGCTCTTAGGGCTCGTAAACAAAAAGAATTAGAATATTATTTAGATCATTTAAAAGAACTCCAAGTAAAAATATCTTGGCTTGAAGCTGATCTTCGTTTAACTGAAACAATTATTAAAATTATTGAAGATGAAACCGTTGTTAACCTACCTCAATTTGAAGATACAGAAAAATAATTAATCATTTGTTATTTACAAAGTGACGAAAATAATATATAATAATACTATCTAATATGCACTAATACGTCGATATCAGTTTGTCGACTGGTCTATAATTTACAAGGAAAAAGATATGGCTAAAGTCGACTATATGGGAATTCAAATTGATTATTCCCGCGATGAACTTTTTGATACACTCGGCTTAAATAGATTGCAAGAAAGTTATATGAGAGATGATGAAACATCTCCTCAAGAAAGATTTGCATATGTAAGTTCTACATTTGCTTCAAACCCAGAGCACGCTCAACGCTTATACGAATATTCTTCAAAACATTGGTTATCTTATTCTACGCCAATATTGTCTTATGGCCGTTCAAAAAGAGGTATGCCAATTTCTTGTTTTTTAAATTATATACCTGATACGGCGGAGGGATTAGTTGATAACCTATCTGAAACAAATTGGCTATCTATGCTTGGGGGTGGCGTTGGCATTGGTTTTGGGATCCGTTCCGGTGATGATAAGTCTGTTGGTGTTATGCCTCATCTCAAGACTTACGATGCATCGTGCCTCGCGTATCGCCAAGGACGCACGCGCAGGGGCAGTTACGCTACTTATCTTGACATTTCTCATCCCGATGTTGTAATGTTCCTTGAGATGAGAAAACCTACGGGCGATCAAAATCTTAGATGCTTAAATCTACATCATGGTATTAATGTTACTGATCGTTTTATGGAGTTAGTAGAACGATGTACACAAGATCCAGATGCCGATGATGGATGGAATTTAACTGATCCGCATTCAGGTGAAATTCGAGATACTGTTTCAGCTCGTGCATTATGGCAAAAAATATTAGAATTAAGAATGGAAACGGGCGAACCTTATATTCATTATATTGATACAAGTAATCGCAATTTACCTGAATTTCAAAAAGAACTTGGATTGAAAATCCATCAATCAAATCTATGTTCAGAAATTATTCTTCCAACGAATAATGAAAGAACAGCCGTATGTTGTTTATCATCAGTCAATCTTGAGCATTATGATTCTTGGAGTAAGAATCCACAATTTCTGAAAGATATGGCTGAAATGCTTGATAATGTATTACAACACTTTATCGATAACGCTCCTGATCAAGTTGCTAGAGCAAAGTTTTCTGCAATGAGAGAAAGAAGCATTGGAATTGGCGCACTTGGTTTTCATGCTTATTTGCAAAAAGGTAATATTGCATGGGAATCTTGGCAAGCAACCAGCGCTAATGTTAGAATGTTTAAACACATTAGGAGTAAATTAGATGAAGCAAATTTGGAATTGGGTGAAGAACGAGGAGAAGCGCCTGATGCAGCTGGTACAGGAAGAAGGTTTAGTCATGTCATGGCTATTGCTCCCAATGCTTCTTCTTCTATTATTATGGGTAACACTTCACCTAGCATTGAACCTTTTCGTGCAAATGCTTACAGGCAAGACACCCTTAGTGGAGCGTATCTCAATAAAAATAAGTATTTGGATAACCTTATTAAAAGCAAATTGGATTCTGGCGAAACAAAAACTGAGTACGATGAAATTTGGTCGTCGATAATTTCAAACGATGGATCGGTTCAACATTTAAGATTTTTAAGTGAAGACGAAAAAGCTGTATTCAAAACAGCAATGGAAATAGATCAACGTTGGTTAATAGATCATGCTTCAAAACGACAAGAATTTATTGACCAAGCACAATCATTAAATTTATTTTTTAGACCTGACGTGAACATTAAGTACTTACACGCTGTTCATTATTTAGCGTGGAAATCTGGCCTTAAGACTTTATATTATTGCCGATCGGAAAAATTAGGAAAGGCAGATAGAGTATCGAAACGTATTGAAAGGGAAATTATTCAAGAAATAGATGTAAGTACATTAGCAGAAGAATCAACTTGTTTAGCGTGTGAGGGCTAAAATGAAAACAAATTTGACGGACGAAAGATCTTATTTCAAACCTTTTAACTATCCTTGGGCATATGAGGCTTGGTTAAAACATGAACAATCGCATTGGTTACATACCGAAGTACCAATGGCCGAAGACGTAAAAGACTGGCAAAAGAAATTGTCACACGAAGAAAAAGCTTTCCTTACAAATATCTTCCGTTTCTTTACACAAGGAGATATTGACGTAGCTGGTGGATACGTAAATAATTATCTACCTTATTTTCCACAACCTGAAGTCAGAATGATGTTAGCAGGCTTTGCTGCTAGAGAGGCCTTACATGTTGCAGCGTATTCGCACCTTATTGAAACACTTGGTATGCCGGAATCAACATACAACGAATTCCTCGAATACGAAGCAATGCGAGACAAACACGATTACTTTACAGATTTGTCGAACGCAAATGGTACAAAAGAAAGCGTTGCTACGAACATTGCGGCGTTCTCGGCATTCACTGAAGGTATGCAATTGTTCTCGTCCTTCATTATGCTCCTCAACTTCCCTCGTCACGGTAAAATGAAAGGTATGGGACAAATTGTTACTTGGTCTATTGTTGATGAAACAATGCATGCTGAGTCTATGATTAAATTATTTAGAACATATGTCGAAGAAAACCTTGAGTTATGGAATGATTCTTTGAAATCACAAATTTATACCATTGCTGAAAAAATGGTTGAATTAGAAGATAAATTTATTGATCTTGCTTTTGCAATGGGTCCAATGGAAGGATTAGAACCCGAACATGTGAAGAAGTATATTCGATATATTGCCGATCGTCGATTAATTAGTCTTGGACTAAAAGGTATTTTTAAAGTAAAAAGAAATCCATTACTCTGGGTAGAAGAAATGATTAATGCTCCTACTCATACAAACTTTTTCGAAAATAGAGCAACTGACTATGCCCGTGGTGCACTCACTGGTGATTGGGCAGAAGTCTGGGGTAAATCAGCAATAGTAGGAGGAATCTAAAGTACATGGGAAGTAAACGTACTATCGAATATTTTTGCGAAGATTGTCACGCAGAATATATGGTTACATGGGACGAAGACAATCTATTAGATAAACCACTATATTGTCCATTTTGCGGCTATGTAGAAGACGAATTAGAATATGATGAGGATATTGACCTATAAATAATCCATATAACTGCTATATGGATTACTTATGACACATTGGTTAATTGAAGAAAATATATCGGGTCTACCTCCCAGGGAAACAGCATTTGATCCAGAAGAAGGTGAATTGAATCCTAAAGAAATTTATGGATTTGTTTATGAAATAGAAAATACTTTGAATGGTAAGAAGTATATTGGTAAAAAGTTTTTTTGGTCAATGAAAACTCGCCAAGTAAATAAGAAAAAGAAACGTTATAAGGCAGAGTCAGATTGGAAAACTTATTATGGATCTAATGAAGAGTTAAAAAAAGACGTTGAAGAAATTGGTAGTGTTTTCTTTAGAAGAAAAATATTACATTTATGCAAAACAAAAGCCGAGTGTGCTTATTTAGAATTAAAAGAGCAAATTGAAAGAAATGCTTTAATTCGAGATGATTATTATAACGCTTGGATTCAAGTCAAAGTAAGAAAGGCGCACTTAAGAAATTTGTATGAATAATGTAATAGAGTTTCCATTAGATAGAATAAAAAAAGCTAAAGAGGAAAAAGAAACTCGCCTTGGTGCTGCTTCTAAAATAGAAATAGTTGATTCTATGCAATTTAATGTTGCGGCAGATGGAATTGATCAGTTAGTTAAAATATTATTGGAGTGTGGATATGATCCATTATCCAGTAAAGCTATGATTGACGATTTAGCTGTTATTATTAATTGTACTTATGCAATGTTATTAAGACACGATGGTGAATATCATATTTTACAAGACTTTTTGGACGATACAAAAATTTCTTTAGTTGAACTCCAAAAAATGATGGACCATCATAATGAGTTATTTAATAAGCCGGAAGATGACACATGATAGTTTGGAGAATAATTACAGCACCTTTTAGATGGTTAAAAGCTTTGGTGCTATGGAAACTAAAAATTGCGAAGGCTATATGCGTATGGATATCTAATTCGTGGAACACTTATTGGCGAGAAGAATACCAAATCACTATCTATTATCCTGGTGAAAAAGCAACTTTAGCAGATGGTTCAATTGTTGAAAAAGCGCCAGCAGAAAAAACATTTACAGCTAAAAAAATACTAAAGAAAAATCCCAAGCACTTTATGTGGATTGATTTAGATGATAGACATCATGAACTTAAATTCTTAAATCCAGTAGTGTTTCATGTTGTAAAAATATTTTAGGTGTACAAATCGCCAAAAGTGGTGTATAATATATTATAAATTGATTGAATGAGATGACCCATGATTATTATAGATTATAATGCAATTGCAATTGCAAACATTGTTATACAAAAACTCGAAATCAAAGAAGACCTAATACGTCATATGATTTTGAATTCAATTCGAATGTATAACAAAAAATTCAAAGATAAATATGGCCAAGTTGTTATTGCTAATGATACTTCATCTTGGCGTAAAGATATTTTCCCTCAATATAAATACAAACGTAAAGAAGGTAGAGAAGAATCTGAAATTGATTGGGATGAAGCATTTCGTATTATTAATCAAGTCTTTGAAGATTTAGGCGATCATTTTCCGTATATTACAATTCGTGTGCAGAAATGCGAAGCAGACGATATTATTGGTGCGTTGGTAGAACATACACAACAGCTTGGTTGTCATGAAGAAGTATTGATCGTTTCAGCGGATAAAGACTTTATCCAATTGCAAAAATATAATAATGTCCGTCAATTTTCTCCCATGACTAAAAAGTTTGTAGAAGATAAAAATCCAATTGATTATCTTACAAATCATATACTCAAGGGAGATGCTGGCGATGGTGTACCTAATATATTAAGTCCTGATAATACTTTTGTTGATAGTATTCGTCAATCACCAGTTACTCGAAAAAAAGCTTCTATGATTACTGACCTTATAATGGACGCAACCATTTCGTCAGACCAAGAGTTATATCGTAATTATATGCGAAATAAAATGCTAGTTGATTTATCTGAAACTCCGGGATATTTGAAAAAAGAAGCAATAGATAAATATCTAAATCATAAATTAGCACACCCGTCAAAGGTATTGAATTACCTTGTAAAGAATCGTTGTAAACTTTTAATCGAATGCGCAGGAGAATTTTTATAATGTCCTTATATGTTTATGAAGTTTTAGAAAAAGCTGCTGAAGCTAAAACAAAAGAAGAAAAAGTAGAAATATTACAAAAGAATAATTCTCTTGCTTTACGTTCTATATTGCGTGGTGGTATGGATGATACCATTCAATTTATTTTACCAGAAGGTATGCCACCTTATGATGTTGAATTAGCAGAGAGATCTGGTTTTACTCGTGGCGCTATTCAATCTCAATGTAAACGTTTTAAGTTCTTTATTAAAGGTGGAGAAGGTGAAAGGTTAAACACTATTCGAAGAGAAACAATGTTTATTAATATGCTAGAAAGTGTTCATCCAAAAGAAGCTGAATTATTGGTTATGATGAAAGACAAAAAATTAATTAAAAAAACAGGAACTGCTCACTATAAAGGTGTTACTAAAAAGCTGGTCCAGGATGCATTTCCCAATCTTATCAAGGATTGATTTTGTATAAATAAAATTATGAGCATATTATTATACTCATAGGATAGGACCTAGCTTCACTCGAGGCTTAGGTCCTTTTTACTTTCTAATACAGTCACTTCACAGGAGGAAATTTCCAAAACCTTTTCATCAACTCATAGGGAGAAGTATATAATATATGGTAGTTCAAATCGAAAGATTGAAGAAAGATACTAGAGAATTAGAATATTATATGAAACGTTTGGAGAAATCTGGTAATACTCAAAAGGCATTTTATATTCAACGAAAAATGGAGTATTTGCAGAGCAAAATTGATGAGATGAAAGATTATCACTTAAGTCATTAAGGAGGTTAGGAAATATTACTCGTGGAGGGGAGACCCTCCACAGTTTTATCAATCAAATCAATCACTTACGCTGTAACAATTTGTTACAATTTATTTTTTCCTTACAAATCAATCACTTAGAGCCGTTCAAGTTATAACCTATTGATTTGTAAGGAAAAAATATTTTCACAAAACTGTGTACTTTCTCAGATACCTGATGTAGAATATATCTATAAAATGATGAAAGAAAGGGTTTACTGGCGCCACAAGGCTAGAGCTTCAAAGCTACTGCATGACCCTTTCAACTTTTGAGGAATGAATATGTTTATAGTATACAACGTCAATAACCACGCTGATAACACAAAATTTGAAACGAAACGTGGTGCTTCCATTTCTAAATCATCGCTGAATAAAAAATACGATCGAGAATATGCTGTTGCTTCGTTAGAAGAATTTAACAACAATATTGTAACGATGGTTGAAAAAACGAATTTAATGACTGGTAAGAAATTTATGGAGCGTTCAGATACTCCATACTATTGTTCACCTTCCTCTGAAACTTATTGGAGTAGTTAATATAATGAGCCAAGCCACCCTCACTCAAGAAGAACGAGATATGATCTCATCATACATTTACGACGAGTATAAGTCGGTGTATGGCGTTAAGCCACGTTGGATGGACTTCGATGCTATGTCAGACGAAGAGCTGGAAAGAACCGCTGACGATCTCGAAGATCAAGTTATTGAGCAAGAAAAGCAGCGCAAGATAGACGAGCAGGTTGCAATCAAGAAATTTAAAAACTTGGTTGCTATGACTATTGGTCTAGGTGCCAATGACGAAGAAACAGCTCTTCGCTGGTTGGTCCAAGACGAAAAATTCTATCACGCTCAAGACGTGGAACATTGGCTTTACAATCACGGTTTGCTGTTTACCGATTACGGTAAAAAGATGCTTGATAGGCTGTGCGACATTGTTAAATTCGAGGAGTGGGAAGATAATGATTAATTTTGACCGCGATAAAATTATTGTATCGAATGGATATATCACTAAAATCTTTGAATCAGAAAAAGCGGCAGAATTGTTTTTTGGAAAAGAAGAATGGAACGCAATAGTTACAGACATCCATTCTCAGTATACTTATAGTAGGATTAAGAATGAAGAATAAAGTTATATTAACCGATTGCGATGGTGTTATCCTTGATTGGGAACACTCTTTCGATCGTTGGATGAAACGCCACGGCTATGAAATCTTTGTAAATGGCGAATATAAAATGGATCTCAAATATGGTCTTGAACGATCTGAAGCAAAAAAGCTTTGCCGGATGTTTAATGAATCGGCAACAATTCGTCGAGTTCCACCTTTTCGAGATGCAATAAAGTATATTAAGAAATTACACGAAGAGCATGGTTATGTTTTTCATGCAATTACATCTTTGAGTGATGATGAATATGCTCAGCACTTAAGAACAAAGAACCTTACGGAATTATTTGGTCCAACTGCATTTGAAACATTTGTTTATTTACCATGTGGTGCTGATAAAGATGAAGCACTTGCTAAATACGAAGGTACTGGTTGCTGGTGGATAGAAGATAAGCCACAAAATGCTGAGTGTGGACTCAGCTTTGGATTGAATGCTGTGCTAATGGCACATAGTCATAATGCTTATACATCGATCCGATCGATGAGTGTTCCACGAGTTCAAAACTGGAAAGAACTTTATCATAGGATAATAGGAGAATAAAATGAAAAAATCTCTATGTGCAATAACATTTTTTAGTGTTGGATTTTTTACTAATTGTGTTTATGGTCAAGAAGAAGTTGCAACAGTTGAAAATGTAAAACCACGATTTGTTACAGTATATCGTCGAGTGTGTGAAGCTGTTCCAAATCAAAATACTATCAGTGACGTTGATCCATTGATAGGCGGTGTTGTTGGAGGAATTGCTGGCCATCAAATTGGTAATGGTTCAGGTCAAACAGCAGCAACAATTATTGGAACTATATTGGGACAAAGAGTTGCTCGTAATATTCAAATGGGTCCACGTTGTTGGGAAGAACCATTCCAAGAACAGCGTGGTTCAGTAGTTACTTTTAGATATAAAGGGCAAATATTTAGTCACACTTTTTTTGAATAAAATGGAAACGTGTTACCAAATATTGTTACTTTAAGAAACAAAACTTTATATATAATATTGTGAATTCGTTGAAGCGTGAAATAGGAAGTTTGGACGGGGGTTCGACTCCCCCCGACTCCACCAAGAACACATTCAGAAGTTGTATCACCTGCGGTAAACAATTTAAAGTGATAATAGATCATCCATCTGTTGTTCACTGTTCTAACGAGTGTGTTGTTGATGGGGTCGTTCTGGATTCGACAGACGACTGAAGGCACGTGGAGGATCGTCAGAGTAGACGTAAAAACTAAACTTAAAATAAACGCAAATGATGACGTTTACGCTCTAGCCGCTTAAGGTTAGATGGGGTTTTGGCGGTTCTTCCTTATTACCAAAAGAATCGTCTTCAGAATTACATTTAAACGTTGTAATATGTCTACGGTAGACATTATTATTAAGCGTGCTGAGCTTTTACCGTAGCTTGGCACATCACAAAGCTTTCAAAAGAAGCGAGGAGAAAAAATGAAACCTTTTGGTTTACGCAAGCGCGATTTGAGTAAGGCTATTGCAGAGGTAGGCATATATGTTGTTATTGCTTGTACTTTGGTAGTTTTACCATTTAGCGTTAACGGACTTATCTAAATTAGGATTGTACATTTGTTGTGATTTGATATATAATAGTTATATTATGAATATTTTTATACTGGACAAAGATCCTGAAATCGCAGCACAATTGCAATGCGATAAGCACGTTGTTAAAATGATAGTGGAGAGCGCGCAAATGCTCTCCACAGCTCATAGAGTTCTCGATGGAACTCCCTCCAAGAAACCCTCTAAATCTGGCAAAACAATGGTAACTCATTACGAGTTAGAAGATTATGAGGCCGACCTTATTTACTACAAAGCAGTGCATGTAAATCATCCTTGTTCTATATGGTGTAGAGAAACAGAAGCCAACTATAGATGGTTATGGACACACCTATATGCATTGACACAAGAATATAATTATCGCTATGGAAAATATCATAAAACTGAAAATGTCCAATGGCCATTACAATCACCACCGTTTAATATTCCAAAAGGTGAATTGACACAATTTCCATTAGCTATGAAATCGAATCCGGAATGTATGTTTCCAGATAACCCTGTAAAATCATATAGAATGTTTTATCAAACTAAACAAAGTAGATTCAAAATGGCTTGGACTAAAAGACCTATGCCTGATTGGTTTACAATAACGGAGGATAGTTGTGCAGCTTAGAGAATTAATTACGATACGAATGGATGAACTTCAGTCATATATGGAAAATAATGACCATATACATAATAAAATGGATGGACTGAAGAAGATATCTATCATCTCAAAATATTGGGGTGTATTGGACGAAGAAACTAGAGACTACGTCCATGCGGCTCAAACAGCCATTGAAGATCAAGTTCCCTGGGATTGCACTGCTAATAGAGCTTCTGAATAATGCCAACATATACTTACGCTTGTAAAGGTTGTAATCACGCATTTGAAAAAATTTTAAAAATTGCTGATAGAAAAGAACCGGAATCTGAACCTTGCCCTGAATGTAATGAAATAAAAGTTGAACATACTCTTACACCAGTAGCTATGTCATATCAAATGAAAGGTGTAGTAGCTCAAGCTTCTCATGGATGGAACGACGTTTTGCAAAAAATCAAATCGCAATCAGGGAAAAAGAATACTATCAATGTCAAGTAAAACTCTTAAATTAAAATTACAAAACCTATTGCAGTTAGATCCAATTACTGGTAATCAAGAAAGAGTTTTTGATTTATATTCGCAAGGTGTTAACCTTTGTCTTTCTGGTTCTGCAGGATCTGGTAAAACTTTCTTAGCAATATATTTGGCATTAGAAGATATATTGTCTATGGATACTAATTATGAAAAATTAGTAATTGTGCGTTCAGTTGTGCCAACGCGTGATATTGGATTTCTTCCAGGCGATGAAGAAGAAAAATTAGATGCTTATGCTGCTCCATATAAAGCAATACTTTCAGAATTATTTACAGATACTGACGCATATCGAAAATTAAAAAATCAAAATGTGCTTGAATTTACGTCAACTTCTTTTATAAGAGGTATAACTATTTCAAACGCTATTGTAGTTATAGATGAATGTCAAAATTTGAATTTTCACGAATTAGATTCTGTAATTACTCGATTAGGTAATAATACAAAAATGATACTATCAGGCGATTATTATCAATCTGATTTTGATAAAGAAAAAGATAAAGAAGGTATATTAAAATTTTTACAAATCATTGGAAATATGAGTAGATTTGAACATGTTGAATTTAATTGGGAGGACATCGTAAGGTCTGATCTCGTAAGAGAATATATCATGACCAAAGAGATGATTGAGCATGGCAAAATTTAAAAGGTTTGATCCAAGAAATAAAAAAGCAGGTACACATAAAAAAAGAACTAAATATGGTAATATAGATAAAGTAGATAAGAAGAGACGTAAATTAAAGAGTACATAGTGAATGATGTGGAGATTATGGGCTAAAGCACTTGGTGAAAAAGCTTCTGACAATAATATAGAAGCTGATCAAATTGCAATTATTCGCACTACAATTGTTTTAGTTAATTTTATTACATGTTTTTTTATTATGGCAAATATCGTACACAATTGGTAATATTATGTTTGAACACGCAGATTGGAAATTAAATTATAAAGACTTAGAAGCAACTACTGGAGAAAAAGAAAGAACTTATGAAACTCCAGAAGGTAATAAGTATCCTTCAGTAACTACAGTACTGTCAATACTGTCAGAAGATTCTATTCGCGCTTGGCGTAAACGTGTAGGAGAAAAAGAAGCAAATAAAATTTCTCATCAAGCTTCAACTCGTGGAACTGCTGTTCATGCTATTATTGAAAAGTATATTGACAATGTAGAAGATTTTACTGAAGGTTATATGCCTAATGTTGTAGATACTTTTCGATCAGTTCAAAATGTATTGGATACTTATATCGGTAAAGTGTATGCTCAAGAGGTTGCACTTTATTCAGATCATTTACAATTGGCCGGTCGTGTGGATTGTGTCGCAGAATGGAATGGTCAACTTTCTATTATCGATTTTAAAACATCTCGTCGACTTAAGAAAAAGGAAAATATCGAAGGTTATTTTATTCAAGAAGCTGCATATGCTATTATGTGGGAAGAACGAACTGGTATACCAATAACTCAGTTGGTAACATTAATTGCTGTTGATGGCGAATATCCTCAAGTGTTTATTGAACGCAGAGATAATCACACAGAAAAATTGTTATCCACTATAAAAGAATATCAACGAAGAAAATTATTTGGAAGATAATATGGCAGAATTAAGCGATCTAATTAATAGCGGCAAAGATTATTTTCTAGATAAGCCGATTAATAAAGTTTCAGAATTTTATTTGTCAGGTACTATTACATCTCCAGAAGATTATATTGATTGGTTTAATCATATACGAAACGCTGGACCTAATGATATTATTTACCTTAGAATTAATTGTTTTGGTGGCGATCTCTATACGGCAGTACAATTTATAAGAGTTTTACAAGAAACACAAGCTCATGTTGTTGCTTCAGTTGAAGGTGCTTGTATGTCAGCAGCAACAATGATTTTCTTACAAGCAAGTGAATTTGAAATTTCTGGTCATTCATCATTTATGTTTCATAATTATTCTGGTGGAAGCTTTGGTAAAGGTGGAGAAATGATTGACCAATTAACTTATGAAAGAGCGTGGTCTGAAGATTTACTTAAAAACGTATATGCTGATTTTTTAACAGTGAAAGAAATAAATTCAATATTAGATGGAAAAGATGTCTGGATGGATGATATTGAGGTTACTAAAAGATTAGAATCAAAAGCTAAAAAGATACAAAAGCAAATAAAGAAAAAATCTTAAACATAGATTTCATATAAATAGTTGTATGTTAACGTTTAATGAATATCTACAAGAAGGGATTAATGACCCTTCAATTTTTAAAGCAATTTTCTTAGCCGGTGGTCCTGGCTCAGGAAAATCTTTTATGGTTGGAAAAACTGGTCTTACTTCTTTAGGATTCAAATCAATCAATTCAGACTCTGCGTTTGAATTAGCTCTTAAGAATGCTGGGATGAAAATGGACCCAGAAAATATTGCTTCTCCAGAAGCTCAAAAGATAAGACAAAAAGCAAAAGAACTAACCAATAAGCAAGTTGAATTAGCTTTAAAAGGAAGACTTGGTTTAGTTATTGATGGCACTGGAAAGGATTATGCGAAGATTGCTAAATTTGCTAATAACTTAAAGAAGCTTGGTTATGACGTTGGAATGATTTTTGTAAACACTGATTTGACTACTGCTTTAACTAGAAATCAAAAACGATCTAGAAGTTTACCAGATGGTATGGTAAAAACTATGTGGAAAGATGTTCAAAATAATATAGGTAAATTTCAAAACCTATTTGGCGACATGATGATTATTGTTGATAACTCTGAAGGATCGAATTACGAAGGCGCATCTACAAGCGCGTATAAAAGGATAAAACGTTGGTCAACACAAGTACCTGTTAATAAGCCACAAGTAAAAGCTTGGATGGCTGCTCAAAGGAGTTAATAATGGACGATATATTTGATTTTGGCTTTACGGCCGTTGACGAGACAGAACTTGAAGCAGTACAACAAGCCACTACACAAGCAACAACTGCAGCATCAAGCGCAGATCAATTACAAGCAAAGATTGATAAACTATATAATTCAATCACTCCACTTCTTACCAATCTAAAAAAGAATCCAGAAAAGGAATATATACTTTGGCCGAATCGTTTAGAAAAGGTCGAACAATTTGAAACACATTTACAAAAAATTTATATGGAATAATTATGAATAGTTATGACGGCTGGTTTTGGTGTCACGTTCAAAAGAAATTAGTACGGTGGGAGGATTTATATCGTGAGTGATAAATGGCATGGTGGAAAGGGTTCTAGATATCGTAAAGTAGATCAAAAAGCTTATAATGAAAATTGGGAACGAGTATTCGGTAAAAAGGATATGAAATTTACCACAGCTGAAGAATATATGAATGAAGAAATAGAAGGTGATACTCCTCCAGAAAGCGAAGAAGAAAGACAAGCGCGATTAAAGGTTCATAACCAGTGAATAGAGAAGCAGTTTACGAACAATTAAAAATAGACGAGGGGGTAGAGTATGAAATATACAAAGACCACCTCGGATATCCAACCTTTGGAGTCGGTCACCTTGTTACCGAAGCGGATGCCGAATACGGACAAGAAGTTGGAACAGCAGTCTCAGAAGAAAGAGTCAAGGAATGTTTCAGTAAAGATCTCGACACAGCAATTAGCGAATGTCATAATTTATACGGAGAAGGGGACTTTGGAAAGTTGCCGGGTGAAGTACAGGAGATCTTGGTTAATATGATGTTTAATATGGGGCGCCCTCGCCTCTCTGGTTTCAAGAAATTTAATGCTGCTATTGAAAGTGGTGATTGGTTGGAAGCAGCAAAAGAAGGACGTGACAGTCGTTGGTATAGACAAGTGACCAACAGGGCTGAAAGATTAATGGTTAGATTAGAACATTTAGCGAGTTTAGGACGATGAAATTACGAGATCAATTATTAGATGCAAGTAGAAAACACTTTGAAGGTCACATTGAAAAACATCGTGTGAATGTTGAAGTGTACTTAAAAAATCCTGCAGGTATAGGAGAACACTCTGATATTATGGAAGCTATTGAAGGTGAATTATCACAAATGGCTGAATATGATGACAAATTAGAAATGTTAGACAAATATTTTGGAGATTATTAATGGCAAAATTTAATAGATTACTTGATGCAGATTTTCTTCCTCCAAGAACTTGGATATTAGACTTGTCATTATCGTTTGATTCCGATGTTCTTAGCGAAGAAGAAGCTGCAGCATTAAAAGCAGTTGGTGTAAAAATCAATAAGAATAATAAAATCACTGTGCCTAAAGGTTTTAAAACTGATCTTGCATCAGTACCACGTGGTATATGGTGGTTTATTGCTCCATTTGATGTAGCACGTGCTGGTGTAGTACATGATTACATATATTGGTGTATTCGTCAATATCGCGACCAAAACGATCAACACGGTTATGTATCTGTTGCAGCAGCTGACGCAAAATACGTGGCTGATAAAGTATTTAAAGAAGCAATGGACGTTTCTGCAGATCATGTTGCTAGCTGGAAAAAATGGTGTGCATGGAAAGCCGTTTGTTGGTTTGGTGGTTCATCTATAGTACCTCGCGAGGAGCTTTAATGTATCTACTTTTACTTAGAGCAGCAATAACTGGAATATTTGGATCTGCTTTTGGTAAATGGTTTTTGAGTACTAGAGTGGGTATCTGGTTTCAAGTAAAACTAGATACATTTATGGAATATCTAGCTGTAAAATATGATATACATTTAGCAAGGAAAGAAGAAAAGTGGAGATCTGAATTTCCACATTTAGCTGCAAGGATAGATAAACTTGAAGAGATGGCTCATCCTGCAAAAGAATTACATGAGTTTGAGGTATGGCCAGAATTAGATAAAAGACTACAAGCCTTAGAGAAAAAAACAAAAATAAAAAAGTAGGAGTATCTTATGGCAGAGGAAACTAAACCAGCAAAATCAGCACCCGCAGATTGGGATGGTGATGGTAAAGTAACCGAAGAAGAAAAAGCAATGTATCTTGAATTTAAACGTAAGCGTTTAGAAGATGAAGATGCTATGCGAGACGCACAACGTAGTATGGCATGGTTTGCGTTATATGGTATGTTATTATATCCAGCTTGTGTATTAGGCGCATCATTCTTTGGTATGCCCGAAGGTGCGTCAACATTAGGTGATATGGCTCCAACATACTTTGTTTCTGTTGCAGCAATTGTTGCAGCATTTTATGGTAAAACAGCTTTTGAAGGTAAAAGCTAAATAGTAAATAAAATCCACGTCGTGATGACGCGATGATTCCCGTGTGGACTAATTAACGGAGAATAGATATGAAGAAATTTTTCTTCTTATTGCTGTTTCCTTTTGCAGCAGTAGCTCAAACGTATACAGATGATGTTGCAGAAATTATCAACAACAACTGTGTAACATGCCACCGTCCTGGTGGTGTAGGTCCAATGAGTTTCGAAACATACGATCAAGTACGCCCTTGGGCTCCTCTTATACAAATGAGAGTTGCTAATAGGGAAATGCCTCCTTATGCTTACGACCAGCATATTGGCATTCAAGACTTAGAAGGCGATTGGAGATTGTCTGATGAACAGATTGCAACAATCGTTGATTGGGTAAATGCAGGTTCACCTTATGGTGATCTTGATATTGTTCCTCAATTGCCTGAAATGCCAGATCCAGATGATTGGCGTTTTGCTGCAATGTTTGGACAACCAGATCTTATTGTTCCTTCTAAAGCCTATGATATTCCTGCCAACGGTAATGATTTGTGGAGTAAGGAATTTGTAGATCCTGGCCTTACTGAAAGCCGATGTATTAAAGCTGTACAAGTTAAACCTCGAGGTGATGCTGCTGCTGTAGTACATCATGCTAATTCAGACGTATATGTTTTTGACGAAGAAGGTGAATTGGTACCTTATGGTCAATTAACTGAGTATGCAATGGGCAAATGGGGTGAATTAATGCCTGAGGGTGTTTGCCGTACTATGCCAGCTAATTCACAAGTACGCTGGGATATTCATATGTTCCCAGGTGGTGTAGGTGCAACTGCTGAAGGTGGAATGATTAAAGACAATGTTGTAGAAATTGGTCTTTGGTTCCATGACGAAGATTATGCAGAAGTAAACGATGTGTATAATCAAGACCTTCGTTTATATCCTTTGAGAGAAGGTTATCAAAATGGACATCTCATTATTCCTCCTCATGGCTATGCTATGACTCAGGGCTTTCATAGTTTTGACCACCCTGTCCGTATTGATAGTTTTCAACCACACGGACATTTGCGTATGAACGCAGCTAGTTTGGAGATCTTTTATCCTGAAACAGGACGTACAGAACAAGTATCACAGATTTCTAATTGGTCAGCAACGTGGCATCACAGTCACATTTATGCTGAAGACGTAGCACCTCTAGTACCTGCTGGAGCTGTTCTAGTAATCAAGCAGTGGTATGACAATACTGCTGATAATCCTAACAATCCTGATCCTGATATGTGGGTAGTAGGTGGTTCAAGAACTGGTGATGAAATGTCACACGCTTGGATTGCTGTAACACATTTGGATGATGAGGGATATGAAACTATATTAGCTGACCGAAGAGAAAAGGAAGCAAGGAGTTTAGCAGCAAGTGATGATTAGAATATTATTTTTGATG